TTACTTACACCAAGAACGATTGGTTCCGCGATGAGGCTCAACGCCGTGCGCCTGGAACTGAATCTGCTGGTGGCGGTTACAATCTTTCAACAGGAACATATTCAGCAGATGTGTGGGCTTTCCACAAAGATGTTGATGACCAAACTGTTGCTAACGCAGACGCACCTCTAAACCCTCTTCGTGAGGCAACAGAGTTCGTTACTCGCCGTCTAATGCTTCGTCGTGAACTACAATGGGTATCCGATTTCTTCGGAACTGGTGTATGGGCTGACGATGTAACAGGTGTATCAGGAAATCCATCATCAGGTGAGACAAAGCAATGGAGTGATTACACTTCATCTGACCCAATCTCTGACCTAGAAGCGGCTAAGGCTGAAATTCTAGGAAACACAGGTATGGAAGCAAACACTTTGGTTCTTGGATACGATGTATTCAAGTCACTAAAGAATCACCCTGACCTAGTAGACCGCATCAAGTACACATCTTCACAGACAATCACAACCGATATGTTGGCCGCAATGTTCGACATTCCTCGCGTTATGGTTGCTAAGGCAGTCAAGGCAACAAATGTTGAAGGTGCGGCAGAAGCCTACGGCTTCGCTCATGGTAAGAAGGCTCTTCTTTGCCATGTTGCTCCTCAGCCTGGACTACTTACACCTTCCGCTGGATACACATTCGCGTGGACTGGCGTATCAGGTGGACTTGGCGCAACAATCGGAACTTCACAGTTCCGTATGGAATCCATTAAGTCAGACCGTGTTGAAGCAGAAATGGCTTTCGATAACAAAGTCATCTCTTCTGACCTCGGTTATTTCTGGAACACAATCGTCGCTTAATTAAGTCGCTTGAAGGGGGGAGTCTGCAAAGGCTCTCCCTTTCTTTCTTAGAAAAGGAAAACAAATGGCAAACCCATTACGCCTTACCAAAGGTGAAGCAATCGCAGGAAAACTTATCTCAGGTTCAGATATTGATTCTGTTGGTGAAGTAAATGTAGGCACAGATTTAGAAGTTGCTGATGATGCTTATGTAACAGGTGCGTTCGGTAAGGGCGTAGCAGTAACAAACATCGCAGATGGCGCTTCAATGACTTTCACAGCGGCAAACCTTCTTTCAGGAATTGTTACAGCAACTCCAACAGAGGCTCGCAACATTCAGGCTCCAACAGCGTCGGCACTAATTACCGCCGTTGATGCTGATACAGAGACAGGTCTTGGTTTTGAATTTACAATTATTAACCTTGCTAGTGCATCACACGCACTAACTTTGACAGTAAATACTGGAACAACACTTGTTGGTTCAGTAACAATCGCGGCGGCATCAAGCGCAACATTTGTTGCTCGCTTGGCGGCAACAGACGCAGTTGTAATCTACCGAAAGTAGTCAAATGAAAGCACAAATTCTTAAATCAATGATTGTCGATGGTCGCAAAGTTGTGGCTGGAGACATCGTTGAAGTAAAAGGTTGGCGCCATGCTAAGTCATTGGCAAACAATCGATACATCAAATTGATTGAAGATGAAGCCCCTAAAAAGGTTGAAGAAAAAGTAGTAGTAGAGGCTGAGAAGCCAAAGGCTACAAAGAAAACACAAGAAGTCGCCGAATAGCGCAAAAGGGCGGTTCGGTAAAATGAATCGCCCTTTTCTTTCTTAGGAGTTTATATGGCAGTATCACACGCAAGAGTTTCAGTAGGAACCACCGCTACAAAATTAACTTCTGATTTTGATGGTAAAGACGGTCAGACCATCAATGTTCAAAACCCTTCAGGTGGCGCAGATGTTTACCTTGGTGGCGAAGGAGTAACAACAACAAGTTACGGTTACTTGCTTAAGGCTGACACAAATTTTTCTGTGGAGTTACAAGATGATGAAAAACTCTATGCCGTTGTCGCCTCATCGACACAGACTGTAAACATTATTCGCCAAGGCACCTGATAAATGCCCTTACCAACGACATTATCTACCTGTACGGTTGTTGGGACTTATGTAGATTTGAGCGGTAACCCTGTTCGTGGCTCAATCAATATCACCCCGCAGACGATTCTTAAAGAGGTTACACAGAATGTAATTATCATTCCTGTTGTAATCCAAAAGACTTTTGACGCCACAGGTTCCTTTTCTGTTGTTCTTCCTGTTACTAGCGATACTGATGTAACACCGCAACCTTTTATTTATACTTTTGAAGAAAACTTTACAGGCGGACGCACAATCGAATTGGCTCTTCCTCTATCAGTAGCGGGAACAACTCAGAACTTAGCCGATTTACTACCAGCCTTGGGTTCAGTAGAAGCGGCCGCTTTTGTATCGGTAGACGCTTATCAGGCTTTATTGACTCGATACAATAACGCCGAGAGTATTCGAGTCATTGTTGTAGATGCAGATGAAAAAGCCGACGAAGCAGAAACCCACGCTTTAGATGCTTCCAAGGCGGCAAGCGCTTTAACCAATTACAATATAAATCAGTTGATGATGATGGGAGTATAAAGTGGCAGAACCGTATGTACCCATTGCCCGATATAACACTTCTAATACTTTATTAACAGAATTAGAAGTTACGACAGATGATGCTGAGACTTATACAGATGATTTATCAACCGCAGTTACTAATTCCCTGACGCATAAACAAACAGCGGAAAATCTTGTTGCTTCAAGATTTGATTTATTCTTTTTAGTGGGTTGCTAATGCCTCTAGCCCCATCATTAACCACCGTAACCATTACAGGTAATTATGTGAATTACGAAGGTGCCGCCATTCAAGGACAGGTTCGCTTTACTCTTAGAGAAGTTCTTCGTAATGGTACAGATGACCAAATGGTCGCCCCATCTAGCATTGTGGTCGCCCTTAACGCAGGTGCTTTTTCAATTACTCTACCCGCTACAAACGACCCTGACATCGTGCCTAACCCTTTTGTCTATACCGTCGAAGAATCCTTTGCTGGAGGGCGTACATACACAATTACGGTGCCTTATACGACTACTGGTTCACTAGATTTAGCCGACCTTAGCCCTACGCCTACCCTTTCAGAAAACTTTGTACAGGCTATCGATGAAACAAGTTTTGCAGGGCTTGAAACCAACATCACCGCTTTGGATGTTTTAATCAATCAAACCACAAATAACATTCTTGCTTCAGGAAAGTATTGGTATATTCCAAGCACCTACGCTTCATACACAGCGCTAGATAATGCTTTTGCTACCTATACAGCCTTGACCGCTGGTACTTACAGTTTAGATGGCGCAGATATTTCTGCCTTCGTCACCTTGGCTGAAGCATCAGAGGCAAGCGCCCAAGCAAGTGCTACAACAGCCACAAATAACGCGACTGGTACAATCAGTCCATTACTTCTAATCGGAGGATAACCGCATGGCAACTACTTACAAGGTATTGGGTCAGTCCAATCCCTCAGCCACGACGAACACCACTCTGTACACCTGCCCTGCCTCAACTCAAACGGTTATCTCAACAATCACTATTTGTAACCAAGCGGCTGTTTCAGGTACATACAGAATCGCTGTTCGTCCAAATGGAGCGACAATCGCTCCTGAACACTATGTTGTGTACGACGCAACAATTCAAGCCAATAACACAACGGCTTATACACTAGGTCTTACTATTGATGCTTCGGATATTGTAACTGTCTACGCATCGGCATCAACCATGTCATTCAACGCCTTTGGAAGCGAGATAGTATAATATGGCAATTACAATAAATGGTTCTAACACCCCAGTAACCGCTGACTCAACAACAACTCTTACAAATAAGACTCTTACAAGTCCAGTAATTTCAGACCCAACTATTACTGGCACAACCACAAATATCAATACAACTAACTTAGTTGTTGAAGATAAAAACATTGTTATCAATGATGTTACAAGTCCAACTGATGCAAATGCTGATGGTGGCGGTATATCACTTAATGGTGGAACAACTAAGACTCTTAACTGGGTAGATGCCACAGATGCTTGGACATCTTCTGAGAATTTTAACCTTGCTTCAGGCAAGGCATATTTTGTTAATGGAACAGCGCTCAAAGATGTTTCAGAGACTCTTACAAATAAGACTCTTACAAGCCCTGTAATTTCGAGTATTAGTAATACAGGCACTTTAACTCTTCCAACATCTACTGGAACTTTGGCTTTGACCACAGATATTCCAGCAGGGGTTGTAACTGAAACTGGCACACAGACTCTTAGTAATAAGACTCTTACCAGCCCAATTATTTCAAGTATTTCAAATACAGGGACAATTACATTACCTACAACAACAGGAACACTTGCTTTAACTTCAGATATAACAGTAACCGATACTTCAACAAGCACACTTTCAAATAAAACCCTTACAGCCCCAAAGTTTGCTGATTTAGGATTTATTGCGGATGCTAATGGAAATGAACTTATCATTCTTGATACAGTCGCTTCGGCTGTTAATGAAGTAACGCTCGCTAACGCGGCGACTGGCGGAACACCAACTCTAACCGCAAGCGGTGGCGATACCAACATCTCTCTTGACCTAGTTGCAAAAGGAACAGGAACAGTCAAGGCTGGTGGAGTTAATCTAGTAACAATTTCATCCACAGATACTCTTACGAACAAAACTTTAACCAGCCCGACTGTTAATACGGCTACCATCGCGGGTG